GCAGCGGTTGTCCCCGCCGTTATAATTGCCGTAGACATCGTTGTACCAGCTGTTGTTATTGATGCTGATGCTGATAAACCCGCCGCTTCAATTGCGGCTGGCATACCTGCTTCTTCTTGTTTGATTCTTGTAAATTTCAAAGCATTAAGTGCTTTTTTGTATCCTTCAGCCAACATCATTCCTATTATCATACGATTTATTTCTTGTAAAACCGCAGCACCATACGCTTTCCAATCTGCTATACCTTGTTCAAGATTTGTTGCTATGGTATCTGTAAGGCCATTAAAAGCATTTATAGCAACGTCTATGCTTCTTTCTGTTATATTTCCGATAGAATCCAAAAACTTGTCCCAACGCTCAATGGGTGGAGGGTCTACTTTAATTTTACTTATTTCCTTTGATACTTTGTCCAACGCAATTACTATCTCCAACATATCTTCTTCTGGCAAAAGTTTTAAGAATTGCTCATTCATCATTTTAACTTTGGTGGTTATCAAGTCTGTTACAGCTTTAAAATCATCTCCAAATTGTTTCTTTAATCCATCTCTAAATTCTATCAAGGTTTTTTTAGTGGCTTCCAAAGCAACATCATCAATTTCTATTTTTATCTTAGACAAATCAAACACATCTGCTACCTCAGCTCCTATAGCATCTAATGATTTTCTGACCTCATCCCTTCCCTCAGTAAATATTGCAGCTATTGATGAGGCTCCACCTTTTATCATCTTCCGCACCAAAGCAACAGGAGATATTACTTGTAACAAACCCCCTATGTCTGCTATGAAATCTTTGAACTTACCCATAAACTCAGTTCGTAACCAAGTCATAAATGGTAAGATAATTTCATTGGCTATCTTGTGAAAAGCCTGTTTGAAATATCCCACAAGCGACGACAACATCTCCCTAAAATGACCAATATTTTGCTTCCACATTGCCCTTAAAGTATATCCTACGGCTATTAATGATGCAACAACGAGTAACCATCCTGACGCAGCCAATGTTACGAGTATAAATGATTTAGCCAAACCAAGTATTGTCACACCAGCTATACGAAAACCTAAAGACAACATAGTTATAGTCGTAAGTAATTTACCAAAAATGAAAAGTAATGGACCTGCAACAGCTACCATTCCAGCTATTTCAATGACAAGCAATTTAGCACCATTTGATAGTGACTCCCACCAAGTGGCAAGTCGTTTGATTTGCTCATTCATTTTTATTAAAAAAGGAGACAATATCCATCCGATAGAAATAGCCATTGCTTCTATATTATGTTTAGCCATCTTCATCTGGGCATTGAAAGACTTTTTATATGTATCAGCAACTCTTTCTGTTAAGTTCCCCATATCATCCATAGCTTTTTGGAAAAGTTTCATTTCATCAGAAAATCCCATCAATGCTTGAATACCACGCAAAGACCTATCCTGAAAACCAAGCATCTGCAAACTTGCTTTTTTAGATTCGTCTGACATAGCATTAAACTTATCTTCCAAGTCTGAGAAAATATCTGCCATATTCCTCATATTTCTTGTAGACTTGTCATAAACATCTATTCCAAACTTTCTCCATTCACTTCTAAATTTAATGTTAGCACGCTGCAAATCTCTAACAGTAGTCCATAAAAGTGTTCCAGCTTCCTCTGCTACAATACCGGCACGAGCAAATGCCATAAGAACTGAAATACCTTCTTTCATGGTTTTATTAACCAATTTCAAAGCAGGTGCGGCAGCGTGTGTCATAGCTACGGCAAAGTCTTCAATTTCAGCAGTAGTTGTAATGGCAGCAAAAGTAAAGGCATTTGAAACTTGTGTCATGGATTCCATCATTTCAGCAGGGGTTTCCATGGCCATACCCAAACCTTCAGAAGTACGGGCTAAGTATCGAATAGCAGTATCCAAATCAATAGTAGCAGCTGTAGCAAATTGTTCAACAGTGGGCAATATGTTTATTTGTTGTGCTGCTGTATAACCAGCTTGACCTAAAGCAAAATAACCTTCAGCTAATTCAGTAGCAGAAAACAACGAACTCTTGGACATTTGTATAGCTGTATATTCCATTGCCTTTCGCATTTCAGCATTCATGCCAACTGTAACTGCTGCTGCTCTGATTATGGCATCATTAAATGTAGAAAAGGATTTTACAGCAGCTTTAGCTAATCTATACAAAGGATATGTAAGACCAGCAGTCATATAAAGACCCATACGTTGCGTGGCTTGGCTAAACTGTCGCATCGTCGTTTGTGATGTTTTTAAGGCACCATCAAATTTGGATGTGTCTAACTTCAAATGTGCTATGACACTACCGACGTTCAAATCCATAGTTATTTATTCCTTTTCTTCTTTCTTGACAAGCCAGTCAAACCAAAGAAAAACTGTTTCATTTTATGTGCTCTGGTCTGTACATCTTCCGAAGGCTTTTCTTCTGCTTTCCCACTGGTGAATTTTATTATAAAATCCTTCAGTGTAACAGTCTTGCCTTTTGGCAAATTTGGCCTTCGTACTTCAGCAGCTATTTGTGCTAAGTAAAAACAAGTCTTATCAAAAGCATTTATATCCCAATCTAAATACTGCATCCAAAGAACAAATTGTGAAACTGATGTTTCCATCTTAACTCTGTCCAATGACATATGTAAATGCGAGGCGAGGCGTAGCCATCCTAACTCCTCACCTTTCAGGAGTTTTTTGCTTCTGCTTCCTGCTTTTTACGACCCTCCTCATTCAAGCCACTTAAATCTTGAGCAGCATTGAACAATTTGGTTAACATAGTCGAAGGCCATCCCTGTTTATCCTCAGTTCCATCCATTACTTTGGCTGGAACCAACTTGTTGTCACTGTCATAGATACACAATTCCAACAAAGTCGATTCCAAACCAGCATAATCCTTGAAGGATGACACTTCACCTTTGTTATTCAAAACAATACGGCCACCCATCTTGTTAAGATACTTACCTTTTTGACGACCATCCAGTTCACGCATCGTGTATATAACACCATCAATCGTTACCAGAACCTCTTTTAATGTCGTTTCAAATACTAATTCGTTACTCATTTTGTTTGTCCTTTCTTTTTAGCCCTTATTTACTTCCGAACGATATTATTAACTTCTTAAATAGAGCCTCCAACGCTTTACTGGGGCTATGGTATCCTATCGGGCTATATTCCGAGCCCTCTACCTTAAAAACCCGCCACAAGGCGTTTAAGCAGCATACACTGGTGCAGTTTCAACACCTGCATCAGTCTGGTTACTACAAATGATAGTACCCGTAGCAGTAGGCATAGCACCTTCCACACATTCACCCGGTGTAAAGTTGTTAAGCCAACCATAAAATGCCAAAGTTGACTCATCGGAGAATGTAACCGTTACCAAACCATTGACACCTATGATGTCAAGTATCTGGTCATAAATACCGGGGTCATACTGGAATGTACAACTGCCATCAGTTAGGGTTTTCAATTGCTTGGGTTGTTTAGTTCTCCAAGTCGCATTCCTCATTGTAGTGGTATCATTCTCACCACCACTGTCAATGCCGGGAGGGGTTACTGTAGTTTCTTTCAACAGTAGTGTTACACCCGAACCCAACGCATCAAAGGTAATTAATGTTTGATGTCCATCTGTCAAATAAGCCATTTTCTATTCCTTTCAAAATTAAAGTTCTTCTAATGTTATATTACAATTTAATCTAAACATATATCTTCTTTTTGTTCCCGGTTCCATTCCAAGAGATAAGATGCCTGAATTTTTAGTTACAGCACCTAACTGATATGAATTAGAACCAACAACCACAGTAATATTCTGTACTGCACAAAAATCAGTTAATATACTCTTTGCTTTCAACCATCCTGTTTCATAATTACTTGCTCGAACAACAACTGAAATAGCATAATGTTTAATGTTCTCACCTGTTGACATCAATCTACCATCAATTACGTCTTGATTATCAACTACAAGTCCAGCATTATTATCATTGTCTGGCAATGATGTGGCATATAAAGGCCAATCATCACTATCACTTGGCAAAGTAAACAGTTCTTGAGCAACTAAATACTTTCGCATAATCAAACAAGATGTATCAGTTAAATTAGCCATCAATTCGTAATAGTTAAATGTTTCAATGTACTATCAAAATTTAATGTAAATAAATAACGTCGTTTTGTTGTCCCCAATTCTTGTCCTAATGAAATAATACCAGACATATTTGAAAGACAAATAATCTTATAAATTTCTAAATCAACACCAAGTGTTATTACTTCATTTCTCACGGTTTCTAACAAAGCCATGATGGCTTTTATCTTTGCTTTACCTGTCTCATAATCACTCGCTCTAAGAATTATCTGTAAACCATAATGTATATTTGGAAAAGTATTAGAAACCCTCGCATCAACTATTGGAGTTGTATCAAAAATAGTACAGGAATCATCAGCAACATCTGGTAATCCTGATTTGTATATTGGCCAACTATCTTCTAAACTTGGTAAAGAAACAATAGTTTCGGCGATTAAATATCCACCTACTATACAGCAAGGTGAAGCAGCTAATACATCAGTGTAACCAAAAACCGCATCCGATGTTTCCGGCCAAAAATGTTCGGGCCAAAAGTTAGCAGGCCATGAATAATTTGGAAACGCTCCAATTACCATATTAGTCTAAATCCAAAATCATTGTTGTTCTATTGCCGCTTGCATCCACGGTTGCTTCTATTACGTTTTTAGTATCACCAGTGTTGCGGAATTTAATGCTCGTAGTTCCACCGCCAGAAGCTTTGCCAAGATTCGTTGCCACCATGCCTCGCATTGCTTTAACAAAGGTGATTGAGCCTTCTATGGTGGCGGCCATTATTTGTGCAACTGTAATATCATTAAGTGCCGCAAAGTAAGCGGCCATCTCAGTGTTCGTTGCTGGGTCATAAGTATTCAAAGCAGTTGTTATATCACTTGAGCTTATATCATTGAGCCCATTAACCAAAGCATTGGTTGTCGTGTGTAAAGCAGAAGCTGTCCCAGCGGCATCAGGTGTAACAGTATTAAATCCTGTGGCCATCGCATCACCGTCAAGACCAGCGACGTCTATTGCTATGGTATCAGCAACAGTATCAAGCGTAGTAATTAATAAATTAGTTGCTGTATGTAAAGTTGAAGCAGTTCCAGCAACATCGGGCACAACTAAACCACCAATTAAACCGTCAGTTGTAGCATGTAATCCTGCTGCGGTTCCTGCTACGTCTGGTGTGACTGTATTAAATCCTGTAGCTTTATAGCTATCTTTATCGTTAGTTATTGCCGAGAGTGATGTAATAGCTCCGTTAGTCCCTACCATTACATCACCATTTAATCCGGTGACATCTGCGAGAATCTCTGTAACGTTTGCAGCTATCAAAGAAATGTTTGCTAACGTAACAATGACTTTATCAATCGTAAGATAATGTGCTGTGATTCCGGCATGCGAAGAGTGTAAGAATTTAACTGCCATCGCTCCGGTAGCTGGATTTATGTGGCCGTGTCCCATTTGAAACGAATAGTAGCTGACCTCTGTTCCGATACCAATCGTTCCTATTTCTTCGAAAACACTGTCGATATAATTATATGCAAGCACTCGTATATAGTGACCTGCACCACCAGAATAAAATCCCCAGAAGTTTACCGATACAGGATTCATCCCAACAGCAGAAGTAAAAGTAGCATCAACTTCAAGCTTCGTA